CTTTGCGGCGTTGACCGCGAACCCGGAGAGTGACGACCCCGTGCAGGTGGTTCTGGATAATGCGCACTCTGTGCCGGAAGCCATTAATCAAGCCATGAGTACACTCATTGCGCCACTGGTGGCCGCACTGAATCAGGGCCAGTCGCCTGATGAGGCCATCAATATCATCGCCGCCAGCTATCCGGCGTTGGATGACAGTCAGCTCCAACAGCTGCTGACCCAGGCAATATTTGTGGCTGATATCTGGGGGCATCTCAATGCCGAAAGCTGATGTCAATCTGGCCCAGGCGATGACGCTCAAGCCAGAAGAGGCTATTCGCTATTTTGAGTCGAAGGGCTATACCATCGGTTTTAATTGGCATGACGTTGAAGCCCGCGCCCATGCCACGGCGTTCACCGTGGCAGGGATATTGAAGCAAGATGTATTGGAAGATGTTCGCCATAGCCTGAATGACAGCTTGCGCACCGGCACCACCTTTGAGCAGTTCAAAAAGCAACTTATCCCGGTGCTGGAGCAAAAAGGTTGGATGGGGAAAGGCCTTGTTGCGGACGCGGATGGCGTTCTGGAGGGTAAGCAGCTCACACCGCGCCGACTGAAAACCATCTTCCAAACCAATATGCAATCAGCCTATAACGCGGGGCGCTATGAAGAGCAGCTCGCTAATGCCGAGTTTCGTCCCTATTGGGAGCGGGTGGCGGTGATGGACAGACTAACGCGCCCCAAACATGCCGCGTTAAATGGCTTTACCGCCCGTTATGATGATCCGGTCTGGCAGTTTATGTATCCGCCGGATGGCTACCGTTGCCGTTGTCGCGTTCGGGCGCGTTCTGAGGCGGATATCAACCGCTACAGTATCACTGTGCAATCTAGCCAGGACAGAATTGAGACGGTACAACAGGCATGGGGGCCAAATGATACGCGCACGGTGCAGGCGTTTCGTATCAATGGCGAACTGTATACCCCGGATGCGGGCTTTGGTCACAATCCGGGCAAGGGTAATTTGTCCGCGCTGGGGCAGCGGCTCATGGATAAATCTGCGGTGGCCTCTCCGCGCCTGGCATCCATTGCCGTCAAAGAAACTCTGAGTAATAACACGCTGTTAAATGCCGTTAAAACAGATGTTAAACGCTGGGTAAATCAGGTGTCACTCCAGCCTAAACCCAAAGGTTCGTTGCGGCATTTTGGCGCTATTGAGCCCGAGACTCTCACCAAACTGGAGATGCGCGGGCAAGCACCAGGCTCTGTGACCTTAACGGCATTTGATAATGCAGTGCTTGATGCCCCCGGCCCGCTGTGGGCAGAGCTGCCGGAACTGTTGCAACATCCTGCGGCCACATTGCTCGATGGCGATAGCTTGGTCTATCTCGTTCACCAGGGAAAAGAGGTTATGGGTGTGACGGCTCCGCTAACCGGTGGCAATACCGGCTTGTCACTCAACCTGATGCATAAAGGCGCTGCGCTGACGGAAGCGCAGCGCGGTGAATTGGCGAAGTTGCCCATACTGGCAGGGAGCTTCTAATGAGTATCGGCATTAAATTCAATGTCACCGATTTTGAGCGCTCTCTGGGCGAGCTTATCAGCAAGCTTGAACACCGGGAGCCTTTGATGCGTGAACTCGCAGCGGCCATGGGTGATGCCGTTGAAGAAAACTTTAAAAATCAGGGGCGGCCCGCATGGATGGGGTGGAGTCCGGCGTATGCGAAGAAGCGCGCCGGTGGTCAGATTCTACAATTATCTGGTCGGCTGGCGGCGAGCGTCGTCTCGGAAAGTGATAATGAAAGTGCCTCTGTCGGTACCAACGTAGCCTACGCGGCCATTCACCAGTTCGGTGGTGAAATCAAACGCAAGGCCCGCAAGCAGGATATTCATTTTAGGCAAAAGAAAAACGGTGAAGTCGGTAACCGATTCGTCAAAAAGTCAAAGTCCAATTTTGTACAAACAGCAACTGTGGGTGCTCATACCATCAAGATGCCTGCACGTCCTTTTCTGCACCTGACCGAGCAGGATGTGGAAGCCATGGAAAACACCGGTTTAGACTACTTTCGCCGTGTTATTGATTCGTAACCTTAAACGTCCTGTAATCGACGCAGGGCGTTTTAATCGTTTACTGACACTCTCGCCGGACTTTACCCCGCTAAATTGCACCACCGAGTTTTTAAATCGTGTTTAAAAACGGGTTAACGCCATTGCTAATGTGCAGAGTGAAGTGGCAAGATGATCCGCGTGTTATCCCCCTGATGTTATCCCCCTGATGTAATCCACTGAACCCCTTCCACTGAATACCCTTTTAGCGGCCCCGTATTCTCGGTGGCATGAAAACATTATTCGCCGCTCTGGCAATCGAAATCACAAAAGCGACCCACGGAACCATCCAGCTCTTTCCCGCTGGCGAATTCCGGGCGGTAGATGGTCGCCCTACAGAATGCGATCACTGGCTGATGAATGCTGAGATTGCGCAGCGACTCATTGATGCCGCTAATGCCAGGTCAACGCCTTACGTTATTGATTACGAACACCAGACATTAAAAGCCGCCAAAAATGGTCAGCCCGCCCCTGCATCCGGTTGGTTTAAAACACTGGAATGGAGGGAGGGTAAAGGTCTGTACGCTGTTGGGGTCAACTGGACTGACGCCGCAGCGGCGATGATTCTGAAAGATGAATACCTCTTTATCTCCCCCGTTTTTAGCTACAACAAATCCGGTCATGTGGTGCAGATCCTTCATGCAGCACTGACTAACACACCGGCTCTGGATGATATGGATGAGGTGATGTTAGCTGCCGCATCCGTCCTGGCCATCAACTCAACCACTGAGGGTAACGGAATGGACGAACTACTCGAACAATTGCGCTGGATGTTAAATCTGCCGCTCTCTGCCACGCAAGAAGAAGTCAGTGCCGAACTGATGAAACTAATTAGCCGCCTTTCAAATAATGAAGGGACAGCCGCTGCATCGGTGAACTTGCTTCAAATGCTTGATCAGTATGATACACAAATTGTCGCACTGACCGCGCAGGTCACCACGCCAGACCCGGTTAAATGGGTTTCTGTTGACGTTATGCACCAGTCCGTTACGGAAGCTATTGCACAGGCTCAAGCCAATATGGCCGCATTGGCCAATCAGCAGTGTGATGGTCTGATTACCGCCGCACTGTCTGATGGGCGATTGCTCCCTGCGCAGAAGGTCTGGGCGGAGTCATTGGCCAAGGCTAACCCGGACAGTCTGAAGAGCTTCCTGGATAAAGCGCCGAAGATTGCCGCGCTCACACAAAGCCAGACCGGGGGCCAGCCNATCCGTCCTGGCCATCAACTCAACCACTGAGGGTAACGCCGGAATGGACGAACTACTCGAACAATTGCGCTGGATGTTAAATCTGCCGCTCTCTGCCACGCAAGAAGAAGTCAGTGCCGAACTGATGAAACTAATTAGCCGCCTTTCAAATAATGAAGGGACAGCCGCTGCATCGGTGAACTTGCTTCAAATGCTTGATCAGTATGATACACAAATTGTCGCACTGACCGCGCAGGTCACCACGCCAGACCCGGTTAAATGGGTTTCTGTTGACGTTATGCACCAGTCCGTTACGGAAGCTATTGCACAGGCTCAAGTCAATATGGCCGTTCTGACCAGTCAGCAGTGCGATGGTCTTATTACTGCTGCACTGTCCGATGGCCGATTGCTCCCTGCGCAGAAGGTCTGGGCGGAGTCATTGGCCAAGGCTAACCCGGACAGTCTGAAGAGCTTCCTGGATAAAGCGCCGAAGATTGCCGCGCTCACACAAAGCCAGACCGGGGGCCAGCCGCCAGCAGGTTCACCGCCTGCTGGCGGTAAAGCTGATGACAGTGACGTTAATCTGGCCATTTGCGGTCTGATGGGGCTCGATGCAACTGAAGTAGCTAAGTTCATTAAGGAGAACGGCGATGCGTGACAGAAATACCATGCGTAAAGACGGTGAACTGACCCCTGTTCCTATCGCCGCCGCTACGGAGATTTTTGGGGGGCATATTGTGTGCGCCAATGCAGCAGGATTTGCCGTGCTGGGTGCTGCGACAGCCGCATTAACGACTCTCGGTGTGGCTGATGGCTATTCCGACAACNGGCCAATCAGCAGTGTGATGGTCTGATTACCGCCGCACTGTCTGATGGGGCTCGATGCAACTGAAGTAGCTAAGTTCATTAAGGAGAGCGGCGATGCGTGACAGAAATACCATGCGTAAAGACGGTGAGCTGACCCCAGTTCCTATCGCCGCAGCTACGGAGATTTTTGGGGGGCATATTGTGTGCGCCAATGCAGCAGGATTTGCCGTGCTGGGTGCTGCGACAGCCGCATTAACGACTCTCGGTGTGGCTGATGGCTATTCCGACAACCGTGCCGGAGTTGCAGGTGATGCTGATGTCCTGGTGCGCCGGGGTAAAAACTGGTGTTTTGCCAACTTTGGTGGTGATGCCGTCACTCAGGCGCGAGTGGGTAAGGATTGCTATATCGCAGACAGTCAGACGGTAGCGGCGACAAGTGATACCAATGCTCGTCCGTTGGCTGGCAAGGTGATGGCTGTCGATTCTGACGGCGTTTGGGTTTTGATTTAGGAGAAGCACTGTGATTGTAAATGCGAAAGTTGTTAAACAAATTTTTGTCAATCTGAAAGCGACGTTTCAGAAGGCATTTTCCCAAGCCCCAACCGACTGGCAAAAAGTGGCCATGGTAGTAACGTCTACCGGTAAGGAGAATGACTACAGCTGGTTAAG